CCAGCATGCTTTTTGTGTGTGAAGTGTCCATTTCACTGAAATCACAGTTCACGTTTGTATATTTTTCGCTTGTGTACTGGTCTTTGTACTCTGCGAAAAATGTCGATAACTCAGCATCACTCTTATTGAAGGCCAGTAAGACATTTGATTTAGCACATTTGAACACACACTCAGTTAAGTAACGTGAGTAAGCACAAAAAAACAAGTTCAACACTTTACTCCAGGCACTAACACCTTGGCCTGCTTTACCAGTTGTTTCTTTTAAACCAGTTGGGTCGTGTTTATCTTGCTTTTTCATGGTAAAGGTTATCATACGTTCCCTTAGACTCATTAAGTCAACATCAAACATGTCAACTACGTTCTTGCGGTTCACTATAGAGCCAATTTTCGTAGCCAGTGTTTCAAGTTGGGACATTGGCATCAGCTCCAGATTTTCATCGCTTTCGTCTAAAACGTAGTAATCCACCATGGCATTCTCTTCATACACCAGATCACCTATAGCAGTGCGTTTACTCACAGTACCGGGTAAGTTTAAAACACGTCCGATATCAGTCGAGGCTGGTTTAATCTTCTTTTGCAGTTCAATGATGTAGTTGACGAAATGTTTAGTTAAATTATCATTGTCCAGTTTAAGAGTTTTAAACTTTGCCATATCAATAAACTTAGCCAAACCACCTTGTAATTTCTCATAGTGGTCTGGTGCTCTGCTGGCACGTGTAGTAGCGTACCGTGCGATCTGTGTGTTCAATGTGCCAAAGCTATCCTTGCTGTAATACGGTAAAACAAAGCGCTGATCTGAGAGTTTACCGCCCGAAATGCTCACATCTGTCGGGTGTAGTATACCATCGGAGATCTTCATTTTGGTACCATCAATTTGTTTAAGTTTCAAAGGTTCAATGCGAATGTCCGCACAATGTGTGAAGTTCTTCTTAACGTTTAAGTTCATAAGAACATCAATTACGGATTGTTTGTTGGTAATGATGTTGGTGCTGTAACCTCTCCAAGTCCTCTTTACATCTTCAACGATGATTTGGGGTTCTGTAACTAAAGGTATGCAAGCTTGCTCTATGATCTCATCAATTGGAGCACCTTGGACGGTTAAAAGCACTTGTAACTCAGGTGAACTTTTACCATAAACCAACAGTTCGTCCTTGTGCCGTGAAGCACCCACATAAACCTGACGTATCGCAACTGTTTTATCGATCGTTTGGATTTTACAGTAATCATCCAAGTATAATAACACTTTGCTAAATGTCATACCTTGTGATTCATTGACCGTCATACTTTTGTAACCTAAACTAGCCAAGTAACTTTTGCCGTCTTGAGTGAAAGCAAGAGCCACATCGACCGCATGTTTGCTCCACCTTGACAGAGACAAATCTTTAATTGCTTTATAGGAGTCAATTACCTTTGACGACGTGCGTGCATTTGGGATGTAAGTTTGCAACATGCGCGTTATATCTTGCGGCAATCTATGTGTTTCCGTTACATAATTGGTGAGTTCAAACTGCAATTTAGTGTGGTCCTTGCAGTATGGTCCAATTTGCTTAGAATCTCCCATAAGATGAATATGTTTGATACGACCATTCAGATGCATGGCGTAGTAATATGCAATGGCAGATGGTTGCATTGCGAAACATTCA